TGAAGAAGTGAATGCCATCCAAGAACACCAACACCGATAGCGCGTTGATTTATAGCAAAGTTTCTAGGATGCTCCATAAACTTCATTCCCTCTGTCTTATTAATAAATTCTGTCATGACAGAATCAAGGAAGTAAACTAACGTTTCAACAGCATCAGTTTCCTTCCAGTCTTCCCAGCGTTCAAGATTTAGAGATGATAAATCACAAACAAATGACTCATCTACACCATTTGAAAGCATAATTTCTGAACAAAGATTAGAATGACTAATTTTAAGTCCTTTATCCTTATAAACTTGTGGAGCTTGCTTATTAACGTTATCAGTAAAGAATATGTATGGATACCCCGACTCAAAGCGTTTCTTAATGACTAGGCCCCAGAGACTACGCTTCTCCTTATCACCATCAAGCATAGACTTCATCCATTTATCAGATACACATACCCCTATTGAAAGATCCTGAATGGAATCACCTTCTGACTTTATTTTAAGGAATTCCTCGATATCGGCGTGATCAATAGGAAGATAGGCGGCAAAAGAACCACGACGTACATTGCCTTGAGATATATAATTGGTAAGTGAATCAAAAACAGAGAGCTGGTGATGAACACCTGTTGCTTCCCCTCCGGACGAAATAGGTGTACCTCTAGGACGGATTGCACCAAAGTAACCAGATGTACCGCCACCTACCTTTGACATAACACCAACTTCAGCGATCTTATAAAGAATATCATCCATGTCGTCATTAACATAAGAACCAAAGCATGAAATAGGTAAACCACGCTTACGGCCGAAGTTAGACCAAATAGGTGAGCTTAGAGAATAATAACCTTTATGAACATATGATTCAAACTTATCTGCAAAACCGGGCAGGTTAAGATAATGTTCTGCTTTTTCAGCAATGTCTCTGATGCGTTGTTCGGCAGTCTCTCCTTCTAGGAGATACCCTCGTTCAAGAAACTTTCTTGAATCTTTATTAAGCCAATAAATGTTTTCTGTCATAATTTTTAAAATAGATCGTCTTCAGAGAATGATTGCGATTTCTTTGAGTATTCTACTGGGCGTGAGTGAAAGAAATCTGTCATATTGTTACCGTGAAGCTCTTCATCGAACCATATTGTAGACTTAATAATATCTTTATCAACATCAAAAGCTAAAGGAAAACCAATACCTTTTAAAGACTCATTGATACGGGCTTTAATAAACTCTTTAAGAATAGGAGCAGAAAGACCTTCTTCCTTTATACCGTTTATCATCCAATCAACAATCTTAGCTTCAGATTTATAAGCTTCTTGTGCTTCGTGTAAGATACGATCTTCAAGTTCTTTATCAAATAACTCAGGGTATTCTTCCCTAATAGTGTTAATAATTTTTGTACCAACAATACCATGAATATTTTCTTCGTTACGAGTGTACTTTACCTGCTGATCGGTATCCTTAAGAACGTTCTTAAATCGTGCAAACCAATTGATAATATAGAATTGACTAAAAAGAGATACATTCTCAACAAAGAGAGTAAAGAGAATAATAGCATAGAGATATTGCTTTTTAGAATCCTTATAAAACTTATGAGTGTACTTACGTAAATACTTCACTCTACCTTCTATCCATTCAAGCTTTAAATTTTCTTCAAATACGTTTTCAAGACCGAGAATAGAAATTAATCTTTCATAAGCATTATTATGAATAACTTCAGTATTAGCCATCACATAACCTAAGTCTTGAAAACAGGGTTGTGGTAGATTTTCACCTAACTTAGCCCAAAACGTTTTAACCGCGATTTCAATCTGCCCAATAGCAGACAAAGTACGAATAATAATCTCTCTTTCCTGTTCTGTTAAATTGACCTTAAACTGTTGAACATCAGACTTAAACGAGAATTCTTTATCAGTCCAAAAGCCATTATGCATAGCTTCAATGAATTCGTCAGTCCATTTATAATTGTTCGGTTTACGTGAGATTTGTTCGTTAAAGATCATATTTTTGTTTATTTATAAGTTGCGGTATATAGTTCGAGTGTGATAGTAGTATAGTGTTTCTTTACTAATCTTCTACTTGTAGATTAGTATTTTTTCGGCTGATTACCGGCTCCGGGCTTCTTATCGTCCCAGTTTTTACCGCCAGGTAATTTAACGTTCTTATTATTGAGGTTAATTTCGAAGTCAGCAGAGCTGTCAGCCTTAACCTCTTTAGGACCATGTATCTTACTCTTGCGCTTAACGCTATCAGGAACAGGTCCTGTATTAATACCATCGTCTTGAAGTTCAAGACATTCGATAGGAACAGTCATCGGGGTACGATAAAGACCAGGAGCGTATTCAACAATAACATCAACAAAGATCTTATCAGGTGACTCTGTACCGCCACGATAATTCTGTGTTGTTGTAGGGTAAATACTCTTAACAGCAGAAACACGAAGGTTTAAATCAAAATTAGGATCCATACAGGATTTAACTACTTCAATGAAGCTTTGACCCTTATCCTTGAAAAAGTCAAGTTTTAAACAATCTTTGCGAAAACGAACACGATCGCCGATGATAAGGCCGCCTTGCTGGTAACGTTCCAGCAAATTTTCAAATAGTACATTAAACTTTGTTTCCATATTATTGATATTATTTATGCAACTCCTTCGATAAATAATAGTGTAAATGGCTGTTAAGATTAAAAATCTAGAATCGATTGCAAATCAGTATACTACTCAACAATACGTATATAAAGATTTATCTCTCGATCTTACCCAGACAAAGATAGAATCTCCTGGCTTTAAACTTCCAGTACCTGGAGCGGATATTAAAGCGGATTTTGATCTAGGGGCTATTAATAACTCTCTTACTAACCTCTTTAATACACTACCCGGGCAACGCTTTTTATTCCCTGAATACGGCTTAGATCTTTATCAGTTTTTATTTTCACCGGTTACAGAAGATAACGGCGATCTTATTGGCAATAAAATATATCAAGGCGTATTAACATACGAGCCTCGTGTTATACCAAAAAGAGTTAAAGTAGTTGTAGATCCTGATAACAATCAGTACTTAATTACTATAATGATTGAAATACCTATCATCAGCTTAACTACAGAAACACAATTTATGTTCGATATTAAAAAGCAATCATTTATCTCTTTACCAACAAGCAGAAACAAATAATATATGGCTACAAATACTTCTCAAAATAATTTCGATATACCTAAAGGTGGTTATATAGCGTTTGACGCTATGTCTCTCCGTCAGCTTATTATTGACCGCTTAAACGAGCAGCAAGTATTTACTGATCAGAACTTTCTTGGTTCTAATTTAGCCTCTATTATAGATATTATCTCTTTTTCATACAACGCTTTAATTTACTATTTGAATAAGACATCTTCAGAATCTATGTTCTCCGAAGCTTCACTCTATGAGAACATGAACAGAATTGTTAAATTAATTGATTATTCACCGATTGGTTTTCAGACATCTACACTAACCTTTAATTGTTCAGCTTCAAACCTCAATCAAGGTCTTTACACTATACCTCGTTATTCTTATATTGTATCAAACAATATACCGTTTTCTTTTAATGAAGATATAACGTTTGTAAAGAGTGTTAACGGTATTACTGAGAGTTTAAATGAATTGGCTGAACAGAAACTCCTATTTCAAGGTTTATATCAAGAACAGCCGCTCTTTACAGCAACCGGCGAAGATAATGAGATTATTATACTAAACTCCGGAACTAATATAGTTGATCACTTTAATATTGATGTTTATGTTAAGCCTGTATTAACTGGAAAGTGGGAAGAGTATGTAAAGACACCAAATCTCTTCTTAGAGACTGGCTCCGCTAAAAAATACGAAATACGTTTAAACGGTAACAAGCGTTACGAAATTAAGTTTGGTAACGATATTAACGGTGCCAAGCTTAAAGTAGGAGATCAGATCGCTGTATACTATTTAGGTTCTTCAGGAGCAGAGGGTGAAGTTGGACCAGGAGCATTAAACTCTAATTCTCGTCTAGTTACATATAACTCTATACAGTTTAATCAAATTGTAAATGATGTATTTGCAAATCAGTACCGTTTATTAACTAATGCTGAAGCGGTTAATTTAAACTTTACTAATACAAATAATTCTACTACTGTTAAAGCTGAAGAGACTGTTGATCAAATCCGTTTAACAGCTCCAGCTAATTATCGTAGCCAGTATCGTTTAGTAACTACTAAAGATTATGAAGTTTTTACTAAAACAAACTTTGCTAATCTTTTAGCAGATGTTAAGTGTGTTAATAATTGGGATTATATTTCTGGTTATTTAAAATATTTTTACGATATCGGTATTACCGATCCTGCTAGAACAGAACGCGCACTCTTTAACCAGGTACAGTATTCTGATTCTTGCAATTTTAATAACGTTTACTTACTGGTTGTACCACGCTCTGTTACATCAAATCTTGACTATCTAGTACCTGCTCAAAAATCTCTTATCGATTCTTCCTTGACAACTAGTAAAATGGCTACCACCGAAACTGTTTTTATTGATCCGGTATATAAGGCTGTATCGTTCGGTATTTCATCTTCTCTTTTAACAGTTGACCCTGTTGTTGATGAAAGTAAATGTTATTTAGAGATTATTAAGAGAACATCTTCAAGAAGAGATAACCAATCTATTATTAATGATGTCGTAAATATCTTTACAACATATTTTAGTAGAACATCTCTTAAACTTGGTCAAACAATTGACGTTAGATCTCTTACACAACAGATACTCGATGTTGATGGCGTTGATACCTTCTACACAAGAAGAACTGATGACCCCACTATAAAGGCTCAGGGGTTATCTTTTTTCTATTGGAATCCAATATACCCTGCCAACGATAAAACTGTAACAACAAATAACATACCTCTTAGATATTTTGAATATCCGTTCTTTAATAATCTAAATACAATAGCTTCTAAAATTACTGTCACAGCTGTTGCAACAGTATTTGAAACCGTAGAATACTAAAAAATGATTCAAGCAAGCTTTACTGTTACACCAACTGCAGGAGATGTTTTAGCGACTGACTTTACAGTTACTAATACTACAACTGCAGATGTTGCTATACAGCAATACACATGGGATACAGGATATGATGGTTTAATTTACAATGTTAAGAATCCGACATTTACATACCCGTATCCCGGTACATATACAATATCGTTAACTGCTATTGACTATAACGGTAATGCTAGTACAACAAGTCAACAGGTTAGTGCTGATATTGTATATAGAGATTATATATCGTTTACACAGATACCTGATAAATACGCCGATCCGGGAAAAGCTACATCTGTACCTTTTAAAATTAACGTTATTAGTGCTAACCCTAATAACCCGCTTCATATCGATCTATTTGCTGCAAATTCTAAATCAACTCCTTACGGTTCAGTACCCGATAAGTGGAACTTTTTAACACCGACATGGAGGTTTACCAATACTAATTTAAACACCGTAACAACATTATCAGTTACACCTATACCCGTTTATAAAAATAATAAAGTTGTAGCGGTATCAGGTACTGCTGAATTCTATTACATAGATTCAATGAGTACTGGAAACCCAGTAGAAAATTGCCCTATATTATTAACTGCTACATTACAGACGTCCGGATTTAATTATCCACCGGAGTCATATATTTACCCTTATAATTCATACACTAACAATGAAACTGTTAAAGCAGGTCTTGTTTGGCAAGTTAACGATCTATTTCCCAATTTATTAAAGGTAACAGGTAATTACGTTGATGACATTAATCCTAAACAATGGAAAGATATAAAAACAACAACACTTATTACTAGTCATTCTAATAGATCGTTAATTGTACCTGGTGCAGAAGATTTAACTAGTGAGGTTATTTTTTCATATCCTACTTCTAATGAAGTAGGTAAACAGCAACCACTTAAACTTTCTTTAACTAATCTACTTACAAGTGATTATTCTATTGATGAGTCACCGCTCTATTTTCAAGCTACTGATAGTATTGGATCAAGAAAAGGTGGATATGTACTAACAACAGTTACAGCTTTAACTTCTATTTCTAGTACTTCAGTAGTTGCACAAACTACAGCGTACACAGATGTAAACTACCCATCTGATAAATTTATTTACCCGGCTGGTTTTGCGCCAAATACAAATATTTGGGTTTCTAACCCTGAAAAAAATACACTTAATAAAATTACTCTTGTACCATACCCTGATAGCTGTAAAACAATTAATTACTTTAAAAGTAAAAAAATACTTATAGACGGTGCAATTAAGACAATAGATGTTCCATACCTCAATTCATCCTTCACAACCAATTATGCTATGTCAGGCTTTTCAGGTATTTACGGCATGGCTATTGATCCAAGAAACTATGATCTAATAGCTTGTGACGCCGAGCTTGATAGAATATACAGATACTCTAATACCGGAGAGCTATTAAAGACGTTCGATTTATCGAGTATAGGGGATTACGACCCACAAAAGAAAATGCACGATTACTGGACATGGACTACCAGTACCCCTCCTACCACATCAACACTCTTCTTATTCTATGGACCTACAGCAAGATCTAATAATCCTGCAAACTATATTTTAACATTAGGTGGGGTTATACAACCAGTTAGTCATTATTATATTTCTTATCTGCAAGGGTTTAGTTTATATACACAGATGCTCGATGGTGTTCTTCCGCCTGGTAATATGAGACTTGATGTAGTGCAGTTGTTTAGCCCGTTATTACCTAGCAAATATATTGATTCTATTTCTTATTGGATAACATCATCTGCTACACCTACAACAACATTTACCCTCACCGGTTCACCCTCCCTCTCTGCCGATTCAGGATATTATATTGTTTCTGTAAACGGTGTACTACAAACACCGAGTTCTTATACAGTAAGTGATTTAACAAAAAATATAGAGTTTACATCTAGTGTACCATCCAACGCTATAGTCAATGTTGTTTATCTACCTGAAATATTACCACCAGCAACGTTTGCACAAACATTCACACAGCCCACTACTTCTTTCCCGCTTACAGGCTCAACAAATTATGTATCTGATGACAAGTCATGCTTTATTGTAAACGTAGGCGGTGTTTTACAAGCACCGGTAAATTATAGTGTAGATATTAATAATCAAAGATTAATCTTTAATACACCTTTACCGGTTAATACTCCTATTTCCGTTACCCAGCTAGCTGTAACCGATGTAATTAATAGTCCAGCCGCTTATACCCCGTCCTACGTCTCTCTCGATAAAGACTATAATGTTTGGGTTTCACTGTTTAACTCTGTATCAGTATTAAAATTAGATAAAGATTTTAATTTAATGTTTAGTGTAGCCCCGACCGGTATAGGCTGGAATTACCGACATTTAGCTAAAGCACCTGATGGTATTGACTATCAATCATCTCTTCACGGTTACCCGTGGAGAAATTTAGTACCAGACGCGTTAACATTAGATTATCATACTGATGAATTCTTCCTTAAACCGCCTGTTGTTGAAACCGATAGAGATAATAATTGTTGGGTAACATACGCACACCCTCTCTGCTGCTTACTAGTAAAGTATAGTTCAACAGGTCAACCACTAACACAAATACCTCTAAGTCAGTACAGTACCCCTGTTGGTATAGCTGTTAATTCTCAGAATAATGTATGGGTATCTAATACTCATAATTCAACATATACGTATACTACACTCTCAGGTAGTTTAGAACTATATGACACTAATGACTCAAGATTACTCGATAGAGTTACTGGTATCAGCCGTCCTAAGCATATTGCTTTAGATAGAAGTAATAACGTCTGGTTCACTCACAGTACAAGAAGAATAGGGTATTATAATACAAGTACATCTGCTCTATCAACATGGACTTTAAATTTAACAGGCGGTTTTAGTTTATTTACTATACCTTCTGCTACAGAACTTTCAGGTTTAAAGGTATTTGATGAAGTAGAAAATCAAGAAGACGATGAAATAGGTGGCCTCGCTGTTGATGTTTTTGACAGAGTTTGGATATTAGATAACCTACAAAATTATGCCTGGGTTATTTCTGCTACACCAAATTTTGATTTAGCACCTATTAGATATTTTAAAATTATACCTGATGTAAATCTCGGTTATTATGTTGATATTGAAAGTGGGCATACATACACTGAATCAGGAGATTATTATTATAAATCTGCTCAAGCAACAGGAGATTGGACTGGTAATAGATGGTATCAAAAATATGTTACACCTCAAATGCTTTCTGCTGTATCTATTTCCGGTATATCAGTGCCTTTCTCAGTATCTAATTTTGAAAACGTCAATCAAATAAGAAGAGTTAATGAATCGTTTAATAACGCAGATTATTATAGAACCTTAGCGTTACCAGAAAACTTAAATAGTAATCCAACATTATTTGATAAATTTTTTGCAGCTTCCGTGGGAACAGGTTATCTTAGTGCTAATCAAGATCTCGGTCAAACAGTATATGAAAGAATAGCTAACTTTACAACTAATCACTCAGATGTTGATACTTGTAATATTAGTCAGTTACTCTCTCTTGCCGAACAAACAGGTACACCTGCTTCAGATTATAGTGCAGTATATCCTACTGATATTCTTAATATGTTAGATATTGCATCCGTACCGAGAGCAAAACTTTGGGGAATAAAAGACGATGTACCTTTATTACCACAGAGTGTAGGTGAGAAGTACGACGTACTTACAGCGACTGTAACAGCAGGCGATAAAATTATTTTAAAGAATAAATTCGATTCTACACTCAGTCTTATTACGGTACCTTTATTGAGAGGAACAGTAGCTGTATACCCACTTTCAAGTTTTGAAGGTTATGGTTTCGTACAACCGGTTACAACAAATTACATTTTCTATAAACTTGACCCTGTTTATACAGGAAACTATTTAGACAATTTAATTGATTGGAATTCAGATTATACTACACAATCTCCTACTGCTTCAACATCAGAGGAATGGTATGGTGAAAATGGTGCTATAGAAAATGCCTTCAGATACCTATTAACTAAGAATCTTTTTCTTAAATAATCTAGAGTGAGTACCGGTAATCAACAATCTTTACAAAGATACGCCCAGCCTCTTTATCTAGCCTCGGCTAAAGATGATAATAATGCACCGTTCTCTTATAAAGACTGGTATAATTCTCACCAGGGCATTATACCTGGCCAGGAATTTAAACAATATAATGAGTACCTTATTAATTGGTATAAGACTAAAAGTCAAACAGTTACAGATACAAAATTACAATTAAAACTTAATTATCTTACTCTCTTAAATCAGCTGCAACTTTTCTTTACTAATGAAGAAGCTGAAAATTGGTATAATAAAGTCAATATTAATAACGAAAAAGAGTTACTTTTATCTATTCCTTATTTTGCTAAAAAGCTAAAAGATATATCTTTATACTACCTTCAATTAAGAGAGACTATTAAGAAAAATCGTCTCAAATATAATCAAATAGGTACTGACGATGGTATTGTACAACAATTACAAGATTTTCTTCTTACTAATTACACTCAAAAACCTAATACATCAATATCTATTCCTTCTTCTATTTGGAGAAATGTACCGGAGTTAAGTGCTGTTAAAGACTCTATAACTATTCAAATTGAAGAGCTATACGACACTAATAGTTATTTCGATAATCAGCCTGACCTACCTACTTCAACCTATTACGACTTAACAAATAACGATTTACAGGATTTTCTTACAACAAGAGGTTTATCAATTTCATCAACAGAATGGATATACAAACTAGGTGTTAATTCTTTATCCGCTGCATCTTTTGAATTAGAACCTGCTGCTCTTTCAGCATCTCAACTATACCAGGAAAGCATATACAACAACTTACTACAATATAGTGATCAATTAGCTAAAAAGTATTTAGGTAGCGACAAGTATATATCTTTATCTACGACATCTAGTGCTCAACAAGATTTTTATAACATATCTGTACAAACCGGTAATAACTTCTTTTATTGGCCTTACGGGGTGTATCCTGAAAAAGCATCAACATTTCCACGTTATCAACCTGTTAAGATAACAGATGCCGGGCTCGAAACAATTGCTACAGCAGGCTCGAGTATTGAAATAGCTGATACTATTTTCGTTAAAACAACTCGCGGTATAGAAGGCGCCTGGTTACAGAATAAATTTAACGATTATAAAACAGCTACAATGGAAGCAACACTCGATGCTTCTAAAAAAACTATATTTCGTTATCCGTTTCCGGGGTACGGTCTTTCTGCAGAAGATATAATTTGGTCCGGTTATAGTCTTAAATCAGATCCTCGCTATTTTTATCTTGACAATAATGTAAAACAAAATATACAAGAAGCGTATTGGTCTAGTTCAATTGAATTAACATCGACAAATTCTCTTTTAATTAACGATACCACACTTATATCAAATAAGGCGTACCCTAATAGAGATTATAATAAGGCTGATAAAATAAAAATCTGGTCTCAAGCACCTGCATATAACGATGCATCTCGTAATGGAGATGACAACGAAGCATGGCTTTATAGATTCGATGAAACAGATATTCCGGTTTTATCAGCCGGGGATAGTGTAATTGTATGGCCGTTTGAAAAAATAAACACCGAAGCCGATTTTCCTAATTACTATCCTCAAGATCTACCTAATGTTTGTTTACCAGTTGCTGTATCCGCTATCGATTTTTCATTTGCAACAGCGGGTAATGCTCTTTCAAGCTCTGATGTAATTTATAAAATATCTAACTATAAAGATACAAAAGATCTCGCTATCGAGTGTTGCTGGTTATCTGGTACGGATGTTAACATAACAGGTCTCAGTACATCTGCATATATTGGAGACATACAAACTATACAACAGGCAAGTTTACAAGGTAATTTTTCACCCGGTACATATACTAACTTTATTTGGAATGGGCCTGATTATACTGATGCTGACTCCGTATTTAGAACACTAAAACATCAACCAGATTGTAAATTTGTTAATACTCCGAACACTACCTACCTAGATTACGACCTATGTACATGTAGGCAGGTATATTTTACACCGTTCGGTCACCCTGGTGACAACTTTAATGATTACGGTTCTTTTACTGATATTATAGCTATAGATACCTTTTCACCTGGTAAATTCGATCCCAGTAATTGGGTAGGACCAGGCGGAACTCCAGCATCCTTATCACCTAATTTCGGGTGGTACAAAACTAATAGTAAACAGGGATGGGGAGATGGTAGTTGGTATACCGGTTACGCTATACAAGGAAATAAACTCTATCTTAGAACAGGTTACAAATACATATATTATCGTACCAATGTACGTACGGAAGATAAAGAATTATTTACCCTACCAGATTATACATTAAAGTATAATTTTAATAACTATTTGAATCAATACGGCAGTAAGTACAGATGGGTTCGTGGTGTTAAAAACGAAAATAACGAATGGTATAGCGGTAATACACCATCATCGATGATATTATATCCAGGGGATATATTATTATATTCGCGAGCCGGTTCAACAACATATAATCTTGTAGGTACGACAACAACAACGCAGGATATTTCTGAAAATAAAGGCTCTATTTGGTCTAACTACGACTATATATCGGTTGGAAAAAATTCAGTTGGTATTGAAAAACAAATAGTACTCAATTATCCGAGTAGCGTTTATTTACCAGCTTCTGCATTTAATTTAAATGATACCTATAAACAGTATCCGGTAAATAGTATTAACAATATTTTATCAATATTTGCATGGTCTCTCTCCGCTCCTGATAGAAGTGTACAGGTGTTTCGTAATATACAGTCCTTAACTTTTACACCAAATCTCACTGGTCTATATACAACGTCCGTTACTGCTGTAACTGCAACCACATTAGGTTTAGCAACCTATAATGCTACTACTTCAGGTTATTATATATTTACTAATATACCGCCTATAACAGCTTTACCTACAACTGTTACATTACCCTCACTTACCGGCTTTAACACCCCTCAACCAGGCTTTATATTAAATACCCCGCTTAGAGGGTGGGATTATAACGCCGGTACATATAATATTTACGCAAGTACAACCAACGCTGGTGCTAGACCGTTTTGGGCTAAATCCTATTCTGATAAAAATTCTAAAACAGGTTACAAGGGCATACCTTCATGGGGTACACCTCAACGTTGTACTGACTGTCAGAACACTATTACTCAGCCTGAAATTTCAGACCTCACACTTAAAGCGGGCTCTTATGTGGAGTATAACCGTACACAAACTTCTAACGTTAACTGGATACAGCCTGTTGACTTAACAGTTATTGTCAATGAAAATAAATGGTGTACACTTAACTTTACAACAACATCAGAGTCCAATCTTGCTTACCAGCTTAGTAATTTTACTACAGAGTTAGTTGTTACTCCTACTACTGCTACATCTAACTTACAAATACAGAATTATATTGATAATGAACCAACAGAGATATATTACAACGCCATTAATACATTTACTTGGGATATAACAGCAACACCTGTTATTGAAGAAACAGTATATAGTGATACTCCTATCGAGCTTGCTATTGAAGCTATAAATCCGTGGGCTAATCTATCTAATCAATTTTATCCTACTGTAGCAGCTTTCCCCGCCTTTAATAACATATACAGTACAACAAAATTAGGTGGTTTCTTTACTCCTTCTAATCTCGGTATCTCTGTCTATGTTGATCAAGATTATACTACAAGTGTTACAATCTCATCAAAAGCATTAGATGGATATTTTGAAAATTCTAATAATAAAGTTGACGGTAGAGGTTTAACTTATAACGATCAACCAACACCTTACGAAAATGTAATAGAAAATAATATATGGCTTAAAGAACCAACTACATCTGGCCCTATTGCAGGTACTATTAAAAAAGACGTATTTAAAAAATATCAAAAGTTTTTACCGTATCAATCAGGATATGAAACAAACCCGAGAATACGCGTCGGTTTAATTACACCAACATCTCGTCAAACACCATGGGGAGGTAAAGAAGATTCGGTATGGACAGATCTTGCAAATAAACCTACATCATTTACTGGCGAACTCAATGTAAAAGCTTGGGCAGATACACAAATTTTAAAGCAAGCCGAATTACAAGTAGATAACTGGGTTACAGATGTATTTGGTAATCAATACGGCCTCTATAAGAATATAAGAGATATTGAACCGGTTAATCGCAAGAATGTTACAGGTGAAATCTGGACACGAAAGAATTCTCAATTTACAAGCCCGGCATATATTTCTTTATCTGGTGTTTTTGATACATACGCTAATACAAGCATTATTAATGAATTAACAGGTACCGGTATACACAAGATTGATATGTTTTTTGATACTCTTCTTGTTGAGACATCAGGAGCTGTAATACTTGAAAAAATAATATATGATTATAATGCTGATAATATTTTCAGCTTAGCCGACGAAAGCCGTTACTTGTCTCTTGCTATACCTGTAACAATTAGTAATAGTAGAGAACTTGCTGGTAGTATGAGTGATTATACATACGCTAAGGCCGGTGAAACATGGTTCTTCCCGGAACAAAAACTTGTTACCGTTTCCGTTTGTGGGTTATTAAATTCAGCACTAACCCCGGAGTTGTATCAACTTGATTTAAATAATCAAAAGATAAAAAAAATATTTCCAGTAACTAACGATGATATAACGACTATATCTGAATTAACAGATTTAAATCTTACATATATTGATTCACCTGTTCTTTCACATAATGTTCTTAAGAAAGAATATTTACTAGCTATACTCGGTAAAAATACAAATAATCAAGACGTTGTTATTGAACTTAAAATTAAAGATTTACCAGTAGTTGTTCTTGATAGTGTTACAGTTTATTCTCCTAATACAGTTACATCTACCACTTACCCGCCTATTGTTACACAAACACTTACTACGGATATTACAATAGATGCATTTAGCTATATAGGTGCATTAAATTTTCAATGTATTGCGCAGAATATGCCTGCTACATTTACACCGTATTCAGTACCTGATTGGGTATCGTTAAATTCAAATGGTCTGTTTACCGGTACCCCTCCTAAGGTAACTGGCACTTATTACGCTACATTTATTGTAAGTAATGCTGCTGGTCCTGCCTACTATACACTCACTATAAATGTAACATACATATCAAATATTGTTTATAACTATATCTTACTTGAAGACGAAATAGGGTACCTCCTACAAGAAGATGACAGTGTCCTTGTAGAGTCAACTACGTTAATATAACGAATAAATATAATATATGGCCGATAAGAAGATATCACAGCTTATAGAAATTACATCTCCTAATACTACAGATGTACTTCCTATAGTTAATGCAGGAGTTACTAAGAAAGTAACTGTAGCTAATATTATCGGTACTGTAGGCAATTTAACCGAAGTAACAACCCCGGTACCGACTACTGATTTTTTACCGATAATACAAACTAATAATACAGGTAAAATTAAATTATCTAATATACAACCTGTTGTAGTTGACTCAGCTACAATCGATTTAACATACGATAGTAGTACACCAAGAAACCTTACAGCTGTAGTAAAAGATAATTCTATTACCGGTCAACACCTTGCAACAAACTCGGTTGCAGCTTCTGCTATTATTGACGGTACTATTACTACAGCAAAGATTGACCCAAATGCTAAAATAGGTGGTGCTACTGGAGGCGGAACTGACCGCTTCATTTACGAAAATGATCAAGTCGTAACAACAGACTATACTATTACGGCTGGAAAAAATGCTATGTCAGCCGGTCCTATTACTATTAATAATGGGATAACACTAACTATACCTAACGGTTCAACATATACTGTAGTCTAACTTAAAATATACCTTAAATAATTGATAAGGTATAATGCAAACTAGTTTCTATATATTATGCGCACAGACTGTTCCGGAGAATTATACTTGGGACGTCGGTGTACCTTTTGATGGTTCTGTAGCTACTACAGTGTCGGTTACTGACAGTACAACAACCTATGTTTCCGGGTACGCACCAGGTGTTAGAGTAGTTTTTCAAAACTCTTCTATACCAGAAATAGGCTTTGATAACATCACATATAATTGGAATTTTGGTGATTATTATAACGATACTAATAATTTTGCCTCTCTTTCCTGTATTTCATCTATAGATCACGTTTACGTGATGCCTGGTACGTATAGAGTTACTTTAGGGTTAGTACAGACAAAGTCAAAAGAAACTCTAGGTACCGGAAACGACCTTCTTTGTAGAGGTACGTATAGTAGTGATTTAAATCCTTTTAGATGGTTTTGGAACGATTTAAACTTTGGTGATGTAAACGCTAAAACTTGGGATGAAACAAGAAACGGAGCACCTTTTCAAAAGCAATGGGCAGACGAGCTACAATGTTTTCAAAAGCATTGTACACTATGGTCGTGGCAAGATTTACAAAATGTTTATCCTACTATATGGGGGGATACACAGTCTGGTGCTGATAAGGAAAAGAAATGGATGTTTGAAGAGAACGATACTGTTTGTTCGGTTAATGCTGCTAGCTTTTTACAAACAACAGGTAAAATAGAACAAACAGTTACAACAACAGAAATTGTTGTTAAAGAAAAGCCACCTATTGCCGGTATGTATTGTATGACAAGACCTGCAGCTGGCTATACTCCCTTCACTGTCCGTCTTACACCTCGTACTACACAAACAGGTTCTTTCCCGATTGATAGAATCGATTGGAACTTTGGAGATGGCTCACCTATTAAAACGGTGACACGGTTTGCTCCTCCATCAGGGGCAGATATCGTAGTAAATGATATATTAAACCCAGCCGCTTTTCCGAACGATCCGGACGATGTAAGAAACTTTGATATACTTCATACATATACAGTTAACAGAGATACATACCCGGTATTTTATCCATCTCTTACCTGCTATAGTGCTTGTACAAATACAGCTGATTCCTGCTGTATAACTATCGGCCCTATTACTTTATCTTCTCATCCTACTGAGACCCATCTTGTTAAAGCGAGAAATACCCTAAAAGGTAATGTCTATACGTTTAACGTCGATGGTAACGTAGCATTTACAACTACTACTCTTACAACAGCACAATCTAATATTGTAGCATATAATGTACCAACTACAAATGTAAGAGATAGTTACGGCGCTCTCCAGGTTTACTTCGGTAACCCTGGTACAAATTACCCTCCAAGCTATACAATTGACTGCGGTAGTAGACCTGATGATCTAACTACATTTATTGCTACTGAGAGTGCTACAGTAGTAAGTTCCGTAATGATTAGCTCGGTACCGATTAATACAGAGTACGATTTAACCTTTATCCCATAAATAATATACAATGGCTGGCATTAAAATTTCTCAATTAGACTCAGGAGGTAGTGTAACAAGTACCGATCAATTACCGGTAGCTCGAGACGGCGCTACTACATATAGAATTCCTGCTAATCAGTTTGTTGTTAACGCTACAAATTCTGTATCCGATTCTAATGCTATCGGTGTATATGCCTCTGCATCAACTGGGGCAGGCACTACTTTAAACTTCCGATCGATAGCAGGAGAGGAAGGACTTATTGTAAGAGAGTCCGGAAATACAATTTATATTAGTGCTTCTGGTCAAAATCCTGCTAAAACATCATTTATTGGTAATAATAGCACAACAACTTGGGCTATTAATGAAGCTAAGTCAGTTAACCCTAATAACTATCGAGTAACTATAGATGGCGTTGTTCAAGAACCGAATGTTGATTATACTATTAATTTAGCTAACTCAACAATTACATTTACTTCAGCACCACCCTTATCAGGAGCTGTAACTGTTATTTCAAATAATCTTGTAAGAGCTTACGATGTTATTCCTTCAGATGGTTCTGTTACACTGGAAAAACTCGTAACAACTTTACAACAAGCATTGTTACCCGCTGGTGCTATACAGCCTTTTGCAATGAATGTCGCTCCTGCAGGTTGGTTAGCTGCCAATGGAGCTGCAGTATCTCGTAATGATTATGCTGTTCTTTTTGCAGCTATCGGTACAATATACGGTGCTGGAAACGGTAGTACTACTTTTAATCTTCCCGATCTTAGAGGTTATTTTGTTCGTGGTGCCGGTACTAACTCTATCGATAGTACAGCATCTGGTACATTTGGTGCAATGCAAGCTGATGATCTTAAGAGTCATACTCACGGTATTACTGATCCTGGGCATCGCCATGGTTGGTCTGCTTATAACGGCCCTCCTGGCACTAATTATGGTTTGAATTTCGTTTCCGGTATAGCATCGTTCGCTGGTTATACCGCATATTATGTAGATAATAGCACTACAGGTATTACTGTTAGCGCTACAGGAGGAACTGAAACTCGTCCAAGAAACATTGCAATGCTTTATTGTATCAAAACGTAGTTAGCCTAAAATAAAGTATTAAATAATTAGACAATGGCTGAAATTGTCTATAAGTCTTTATCTAGTCTCTCACCTATTGAGCTGAAGTATCAGTATCATAGAGATGAAGAGCTCCAAGCTTCTGTTAATACCTACCAAGAAGGGTATAGCTTTTATGAGGTTGATGGTCTTGATAGGTTTCAAGATGTTGCTATTAATAAAGATTCTGTCTTTGTACTAACACCTACTGTTGAACTTAGTTCTGTTTTTACACCAACTACTAAAATTGATCTTGGTAAGTTACCCGGTTCAATACTAATTCAACCTAGAGATTCTTTTATATATTATATTTCTTATAAAGAAATTAATAATACGTTTAATCTTACCTTAACGTCTGCTTCAACATTTTATGTAGCACCTATTGAAAATACTAATGAAGTTGAATTGTTTGTTAATAACAAATATGTTCAAGTTAATGCTGCTTATCCTTATGTTGTTTATCTAAATGAAAAAACACTCGACCCGGAAGAAATTCATAGACAGAGATTTGAATTAGTATATCAAAACAATCTTATAACATTTAAAACAAAAACTGATTCCGGTTACAGATATCTTGCACTTAATAATGATAATACACTAAGAGCTGTTGGTTTAATATTAAATGATTCGGTTGTTAATGATTATGTTTTTAAGTGTATACCGGTTACAACATCAACACTCAATAGAGGATTTAACCCAACTAATAACTGGGTAACATATTATTTCGATATTGAATCAGAAGTAGATAATAAAACAGTTACTGTTAATAAAGATTTAACTGATAATAAAACAAATTTATTATTAGACTTTCCGTTAGAACAGGCTGCTG